AGATGCAAAAAACGGTCTTCGAGGACATTGAATCTACTGGTACGGAGGGATAAGCCATGAGAAAAGAAGAACTTATCAAGCAAGTAGCCGAATCAACCGGTATTGCTATTTGCGAAGTCCGAACAGTTATAGAAGCAGCATTGAAGGAAACCGTGGATGCAGTAGCTAATGGAAGAACTCTTTATATCAGAGGTTTTGGTACACTGTCACCCAAACACTATAAACGAAAAGTTGCTCGTAACATACACAAAAACGAGACTATTGTCATAGCGGAGCATTATACTCCACACTTCAAACCAGCCAAATCATTTAAAAACAGAACTAAAAATTTGTAGAACAACATGGAAAACGAAAAGATGCAAGTGAACTTTGCTCCGGGTATGACCGAAGCAACTCTTAGAGTTATTGAACTCCACGAAGAAAATGAGTTACCGGTACTGGAGCCTGATAAGGTAGAATTAGCCGGAACAATTGGAAGTGTTTATGAATTTCTCTTGAAAAGAATCTCTGAAAAAGAGCAGATCAATCAGAAACGTTGCTATATTCTTGTTGATCGGGAAAAAATGACACTTAAACTTGTCACCAATGAAACTGACAGTAGGAATAAAGCTACTGTAAGAGGTGAGTTGAAACACTATCCCAAGTTTCTTGAATTTGGTATCAACACAAGCAAGACATGGGAGCCGGTGCAGCTTTAAAAGTTCTTCAAAATGAATCGTGCCTTCTTCAAGGATGCACAATACAACATGGAACTGGTAACAGTCTTGAAGAACTTCAAAGCCAGCATTGACTCAAAAGTGGAAAACTCCCGACAAGACAACGGTAGTCGCACTGACAATTACAGCCAAGTTGTCAATTCCAATCTTCCGGCCTCATTCAATCTTATTGTTCCGATTTTCAAAGGTCGCCCTGCAGAAGAGATTGAAGTGGAAATCATTGCAGATGTGGACGGGCGTAATATTCGATTGTCCCTTTGCTCCCCTGGTGCAGAAGTGATAGTGGAAGAAGAACGCAACAAGGCCATTGACGAGCAATTATTGTTGATCCGTAAATTGGCACCGGATATTGCCATTATCGAACAATAACAATGAAGACTGTAAAGAAATACTGGAAGCCGGTACTTGTCGTATCGGCTTTCTTCATTGGCAACCGCGTATTCAATCACATAAATGCGTGGTTGGGAATTTCAATAATCATGCTGACAGTAGCATTTATAGTTTATAATATCATTAAAAAAGTAGAAAATGAAAAGAAAGATTGACTTTTTGATTGTGGCATTATTTGCCGTTGTTTTGTTCACTTCATGCGAAAGAGTTGCTCCCAATTATGCCGGTGTCCTTATGGAAAACTACGGCAAACAAGGGAAAGAGGATTTTAAAATTGTTTCCGGTAAGGTATCTACATGGGAATTAGGCACAGAGCTTTTTCAAGTTCCGCTATTCGATCAGCGTGGAGAATTTGCCGAAGCTGTCACACTGAAAGCAGCCGATAATACAGAGTTCAAGGCACGTCCCACATATAGCTATAAAGTTATCAAGAACCGTGCCATTGATGTTGTCTTTGACAACAAGCATATTGGCCGTGGAAGTGATTTCATGTCTTCGTTAGAAGATAACATTTTGGAGCCACGTATATATGATTTGATAAAAGAGGAAAGCCGGAAGCATAAAACTGATAGCCTGATGGCTGATGGAGGCTCATTAGTGTTTGAGAAACGATTGGAACAAATAGTTGACAAAGAGTTTGAAAAAAGAGGTCTGCAATTACTCACATTCTCTGCCCAGTTGGAGTTCTCCGATAAAGTTCGCGAAAAAATTGATAGTAGAAATGAAGTGAATACCAATATCTCCGTGTTGGATCAACAAATTGAGGAACAGAAGAAGCGCAATGAACTGGAACAGTTAAAAACCGAGCAGGCTCTAATTCAGTCAAGAGGTCTGACAAAAGAAATATTATATAAACAGTTCATTGACAAATGGGATGGAACAAGCCCTTTGTATGGTATTGCTCCTGAATTTCTAAAAATAACAAAATAATAATTATTAACCCGATTAATAATCAGCTTCTCCCGGTGTGGCTTGACCGCCTATCCGGGAACTATCATGCCTCACCTTTTTTCTTCTCTTTGCAAGTCGAGCCGAGTACGCTGCATACGCTCCACGGCGGTAGATACTACAAAGAGTCTTTTTGTTCATATAAGAATGCCTCTATTGTGGAGGCAAACGAATAAGTGGCGGAATTGGAAGACGCTTAGTTTCTGTGGTAAAAATGCACGAATAGCATCACGAGTCAGGTAATCATGCTATTAACACTTGACATACGTACAAACGGAAGCAGAAACGAAAATCCTGATTGCAACAGTTCCCGGTTCGAGTCCGGGCTTATTCTCATAAATCAATCATTATGAAAGTTGAAATTCCCGACTATTTCTTAAAATCCTTTATCCGACATTTTGAAAGGATAACCGAGAATTGTAAAGCATCACCTTCTGACATCAAGACCAGTGAAGCACTAAGGCTTGGAAAGAAAGATATAGTTAAGCTCAAAAGATTTGTAAACAAAAAGTATAATTTATGAAACGAAGGATCATAGGTATAGATGTTGGCAAAAACGGTGGTATTGTAGTGTACGACACCGAGAATAACAAATTATTGGAGTGTATCAAAATGCCACCAACTCCCAAAGACTTATTAGATTTTCTCTCCATATACAAAGAAAATAGCGTTTGTTATTTGGAACGAGTGAATGGCATGACCGGACAAAGTGCTTCTGCCTCTTTTGTTTTTGGAGAAGGTTACGGACAGCTGACTATGGGATTGATAGCTTGTGGGATTCCGACAGTAACAGTATCTCCACAAACTTGGCAAAAAACTATAGGATTACGAAATACAGACAAATTGGGTAAGACAGAATGGAAAAACATCTTAAAGAAGAAAGCCCAACAGCTGTTCCCGTATGCAAAAGTTACATTGGCAACTTCGGATGCCTTACTAATATGTGAATATGGTAGAATTAAAGAAAAGGAATAATGGAAAAATTAAAAAAATGTAGCAAATGTGGCCGGGAACTTCCGGTCAGTGAGTTCTGGAAAAATGCTTCAACCGAAGATGGATTGCAGACATATTGTAAAGAGTGCGGTAATGTTTATGCCAAAAACCGTAAGAAAACTCCGGGGGGGGGAATTTGAAGAAAATATATTCCAATCCTGAATTGGCAAGATTTTCTCCACGGGAACTTATCGCAGAATTGAAAGCACGTGGATATACCGGAGAATTGAAATACACCCAAACAATATCATTATAAATGGAAAAGTTACGTCTATTGGTTACAACCAAATGTCCGAACAAATGTCCTATGTGTTGTAACAACTCATGGGATTTTTCAAAATTACCAGTTGTTGAGCACTTTAATTACAAAGAGATCATGATAACTGGTGGAGAACCACTTTTGTTTCCTGAAAAACTGGCAAATTTGGCTGAAAGTATCAAAACCGTTCAAAAATTGGCCTATGGCAATAAAGGAAAATTATTTCTATATACGGCACTGGCTGATATGCTCCCCAATTATATCAGATACTTCGATGGAGTTGTTTACACTCCACATTCTGTTAATGATGTTCATAGTTTATTGGAGGCCAATAATTTTTTGTTGGATTACAAAGATGAACTTATGGAAAGTAAATCTCTTCGGCTCAATCTTTTTCCTGATATTAAAAAGCATATTCCTGACAACACAGACCTTTCGTTATGGAAAGTAAAAGATATGCAATGGATCAAAGATTGCCCGGTTCCAGCTGATGAAGAGTTCAAAAGAGTAGCTGAATTATGGGAGGTGGAATGATGAAAGATGTAATTACCCCCCCCCCATACACAACATCTCTATCCTTATCGCTGGTCTTTAGAAGATGCTGTTTTTACTAAAGATAAGGGAAAGGTATTTTCTTGTTTTGCATGTGGCGGTGGCTCTACTATGGGTTACAAAATAGCAGGTTACGATGTTATTGGCTGTAATGAGATTGATCCACGAATGATGAAATGCTATGAAACAAACCATCATCCCCAGTATAGTTATTTGGAAGATATTCGTGATTTAGTGAAAAGGAATAATCTTCCCGAAGAACTGTACAATTTAGATATATTGGACGGATCACCACCTTGCAGTACATTTAGCATGTCGGGATTACGTGAAGATGCGTGGGGTA